CTGTTCAGCATTCGGAGCCGCCCATCGTTTCGTCGTGGAGAGGATCTTCGTGGCTGCCCCCATCTGGGTATCGGTCTGGATACGCGGACTCCGATTGAGCTTCCTGCCCCTTTTTCTGCAACCCCCACCGTGCTTTCGATGCTGCCATCGAAGCCTCCTTCAGCAGCAACCGCTGGACATCATCCTCCAGTCCGGTCCCCGCAGTGGTTCGACCGTAGAACCAACCGTCTACGGTTTCCATAACGAGAAACCCAGTGTCCTTCATTCGCTCTCCAATCGCGTCGGAGACAAGCCACCACTGCATGATCTCGGCACCATCGTCGATCTGCTGATCCGTCAGTTCATTGTGAACCTCGATGACGAGATCCTCATAGGGCTGTGTGCCTTGAATGCTGTACATATAGAGCGTTCCCCCAAGTTGGTTCATTCGCCTGAAGAAATCGCGCTCCACTATTATCCTGATTCGGTCATGGTCTATCATCAGTCTTCCTTTCGATTTGATTTGCTGTTGCAGGCTTCGAGAAACCTGCAACGCCTGGCAAACTCCTGATCTGCCTCCGCCTTTGTCTGGTGGGTCGTGAGCATCTGCTTTGAAACATGCCCGCTGTCATCTCGCCAGACGAACCAGCAATTGTTCGGGACGGAGAAGTGCTGACGGATCAGCGTACGCCCATCGTTGAACTGTCGGTCTCGGTTGCCTCTCATGTCATTCTCCTTCCTGCAAGAACGTCCACTCATAACGAACGTCTGCTTCCCGCTCGTGCTTCGTGCGCTTCATGTCCATCTCAGCACAGACTTCTTTCGCCATCTGGACAGCGATCGCTCGGGTTGGGTGTTCGATCTTCCTGATCGTTCTGCACTTGTCCTTCCCCTTGAATGGAAACCAGTTGTGATCAGGCCACCATCCCCGCTTGAATATCTTGATGATTTTCATGCTGCAAGTTCCTTCCTCTTGGTTGCGTGACGGATGCCAAGGATGGACGTGACCGCCTTCTTCTCTCGGAGTCCGACCTTGACGATGGCGTCGATGATCGCGTGTTCCTCCATGTGAGACTGCGGATCGGAGACCTTCACCCGTCGCTTGAACGTGCGAACAGTCGAAGGGTCTTCACCCTCAAGCGTGAACCAGACCTCCTTCTTGGTCTGACGCATGATGTGCTTCTCCTGAAGAAACTTGTTGACGAGAGCAGGAATGACGAACTCGAAAGGTTGCACATTCACAGACTCCACAATTTCAGGATTCTCTTGCATACAAGCCTCGTTCAGCGCGTCATAGTCCACGGGCTTGGTGTTTCCGTTGAAGACAAGACCGCCGCCCCACCCATCATCTACGCACTGGCCTGACAGCTTCTTCCCGTCAAGGTAGACGCTGCACTGCCAACCTAGTCCATCGTGTCCCGCAAACGTCTTGACATTCTTGACTGTGATTCGCTTGTTCATCGGTTCTCCTTTGCTTCGCATCGTTTGCATATTCCATCACTCATCTCGCCGTTCTCGTGTGTGTTGGGGATGAAGCGGCCACACAAAGTGTGGGTGTCACGCTCAGGATCGATGATGTGGGCGCGGCTCGTATAGATCATGTATCCAGAAGCGTTCCAAGTTGTCCAGCAGACTTTTTCGGTTCTCCTCATCGGTTCTCCTTTGCTTCCTTGGTGGCGTCGATCGCGTCCTGCTTGTTGTCGAACGGACCGTCGATCGTGTCGCCTTGGTCATCGATGGCGTAGAACGTCTGTTCCACTCGGATGCGACCACCGCCCTCGACAATCTCGATGCGTGCAGGATTGCCGCTATCGTTGAGCGCGTAAGAGGTCGCCATGTCTTCGGGGAGACTGGCGCGTGGCCGACCATCCGACTCCGCGAACTCGCGAAGCAAGCACTCCAGCATGGCGAGGTCACGGCTCTGATACTCGCAGTTGCCGATGTTCAGGTAATAGCCGAAGCGCAGCTGATCACGGTACTTCTCGGTATGGATCTCAATGTGGAGATGGTCTTCGAGGGTGCTGCCTTCGACTGGAATATCGTCGTAAAGGATGGCCGTGACGATGTCGCCAGACAGGTTGCGAATGTCAGTGTTTCGCTTCTTCATGTGGTTCTTCCTTTCTTCTACAACCACAATACCCCACACTCCGCCACATGCAACCCCATTCAGTGGAAAAGTGTGGAAAAGGGTGCATATATAAAGGGAACCCCCCATCTTGTTGCCAAGAGGGGGGTTCTCAGGAAGGAAGAAGACCTGTGTTCTTAGGTGATGAACGTAGCGTCTGCGAGCGTTGGAGATGTTCCAGAAGGAAGCACAAGTCCAGACTGCTCAGTGTTGAAGAACCGATCGAACTCCAGCGCAATCTCGCCGTCGCCAGATGCGCAGTTGTTTGTGATCGATGCCGTGAACTCGTCACGGATCGCGTAGTCGGTCGATCCTGGAACAATCTGATACGCCAAGCCGCCACGCTTCAGTCGTGACATCTCAGCAATGACGAGCGAGTCCACGAACACCTGACTGGTGTTTGCGACGTTGGCACTGAACCGGATGTCAACATAGGAACCCTTCGGAACACTCACCGGAGAGAACACGACCGCACTGAACAAGGCGTAGGAGGTGCCAATGTCACCACTAGCGACTGAGAGCTGCATGGCTCGCCCAACAATCGAGTCGTGGAGAATTGTCCCGCTGGAGTTCCGGACAGAAATCAAAAGAGAAGCAGTCGGTGCCGCCGTCGCGTACTTGATTGCCGCAGTGATCGTATAAGGTCGGTCAGGATTGATTCGCCCCCTTGTTCCGGTCGTGGTGTTCAGAGTCTGCTTGATGTTTGGATTCGTTGATCCGTCACCAGTGAACTCGAGGCAGTTCGTTCCGACGTAGCAGCTCGTCGAATCATCGATGTGCGTACCAGCGGAACCTGCGACGATCGTCCATCTGTCAGGAGCGTTTGAAGTGAAGTCCTCGAAGTCAGAGTTTGAACACACGTTCTGGCCAGGCGAACTACCGCCGTCGATCTTTGGCGATGCCGCCGTGATGGTTCCGGATGTTCCAGATCCCTTGGGCCACTCGTAGCTCTGCCGATCGACTGCGCGCTCGCCAGAGATCGAAAAGACCTCAGCACCGGCTTGGACCGATCTGCTCGTCGAATCCTTCAGGCAGCGCGCCAAGACCCTCTCTGTCCTGATTGAAGGGTAATCAAAGACCTCGGACGTTCCCAAGTAACCGAGGGGTGCCATGTCGGAAAGCAACAGAAGGCCATTTCCAGTGTTTCCGCTGGTCGCCGTCCCCTTGTTTCCAGTGGGCAGGGTGACGTATCCGGCAGATGGACGATCCACAGTCTGACTGGCCGCATCAAGTTGACGGATCAGCTCGTCGATTGCTTTGGTCGGAGTGAGTTCTGCCAAACCCTGATCCGTATCCATCATCTCGACAAGGGTCGTCCGCGCATCTGTCACAAGATCAACGACGATAGAACCGGCCTGCTGCTTCCTTGACTCGAGATTCCTGATGATGTTTCCAGCGAGGTCTCTCGTTGCGTCGGTGTATTTGGACATGACCGTCTCAAACTCGGTCTGAATTGTCGTACCCTGGAAAGTTCGGACATCCTTTCCAAACTGGAAGATCCTGCCGAGACGATGAAGAAGATTGTTGTATGAAACAGCCATCAGGGTTTTTCCTTGCTGGGGAACATTCGATTGAGTGCGGCTCGTCTTTTGCCACACCCACAGTCATTGCCTTTCACTCTCGAAAGAACCTTCTTCATGCCGACAGCCTCAATCACGTTCGAGACCTTGTCCCCCAAACCTCTCGACTTCCCGCTGTAGTGCATACACGACTTGCAGTCTTCTTCATTTGGGGCTCCGCCATATTGCCCCAAGCCACAGCTGCCGTCATCGCCATAGAAAAAGCATTCACTCATACCAATTCCCCACAATGTCGAGGTCAAGAGTCACTTGGTCCTCGCCTTCAATCAACGAAAAGGAACACCCATTCGGGTCGTCATATCGATCAGACCAAGAGCGTGAGAAAGAACTTGGCGGGAAGCACAGCCCCGTCTCGTCAATGTACGGGTCAAGCACTGGCAGACTCGGCCCAAAATCTAGCGGCTGCGAACTCATTCCAAATATCTCAAACTTGTCGCCAATCGAACAGAACCCCGATTGATCCCGATCGATCTTGAAGACAGTCACGCCCGATCCGACATACCTCTTTGATTCGGTCTGGCCGCCTTGCTCGTAAGGCCATCCGGAAGATGGCTCGTCGCAGCTAGTGGTGAATACATAGTCACAGGAAGGGCCAACCCTTCCGGCTTCCAGCCGGTAGCTAAGAACAAACCAGCAAGCGTCCTCATCGTCTCTCTCGTCTTGTGGAATACATTGCTGCCACGGAAGGCCGAACTGCTCCCCTATTGGTCCTTGGATAAGCCTAAGCTCAACAAGAGGATTGAACTCCTCAGAACCATCTACCCGTAGCTCCGCGCCGCAGGGGCATGATTCATAACAGTCGTCACCTTCACAGTCCACTCCTGGACATGTCCAGTTGCATCTCCAGATTGAGGTCCAAGTGGATGATCCTGTCCACGTCATTACATCATCGACCAAGTCCCAGCTGAGAATCCCATTCAGAAAGGCGACGACAGATCCCTGATTGACTTCGTCGGAGCATTCAAATCTTGCACGCCGTCGCCAAGCCAGCCGCAGCTCACAATTGAATTGAAAATCAAGCCTTGGATTGTGACTCTCACAGCAACCGGAATCAATGATTGGTCCATCAGGATCGTCAGGCGGATCTTCTTCATCACAGCAGCATTCTTCACTTGTCATCGATACACCCTCAAAGCCGTGCGCCTGACAGCACCCTCTTTTTCCGGACATATCACGTTGAGCCTTGGCAGCCAACCAGTGAAGTGAAAGACAAGTCCAGGGCCAAATGTTCCCGCATGGACAGGGATGACGTTGCCCTCCTGAAGAAAAAGCTCCTCATAGGTTGGTTCGCCTTCGCCTCCCTCCGATGGCTCGTTCACGTTTGAAGAAGAAAAGTCGTATACAACAATCGGCCCCTTCTTGCAAAACTTGGGCTTTGTCGATGAACCGTCTTGGTACGCCTGCAAAGGGAAACATGTGTATGCCGTTGCCTTGATTGTCGAGCCGTCGCCAAGAATCTTCTTCTCGCACTGGTTGACATCAAAGTTTGCGGGTTCCGAAGTCGTTCCAACAACCAACGCCAAAAAGGTTCTGGTCGATGGTGCCAGCGGGCAAAGCAAATGCACACGGGTCGTGTCAGATCGCGTGTAGTCAACAAGAATGCAGACACCGCCCTGAAAGTTTTCGTCAATCGAGACCCCGTATCCAGTAGGAAGGACAGGGTCTTTCTCGTCCTTGTCTTTGTCTGGATCGGTCGGACCTGATCGATACTGTGACCTCGTATCTATTTCTTGGAAGTCGTCGTCATTCGTATTGACCAAAGTATTTGGTTCTTCGGTTTCCTCTCCCCTGACCAAGACCTCACGCCAAGCGAAAAGCGTCGTGTTGGCTGGCACGCCTTCGGGTAGCTCTTCCTCTGGTATTGGTGCAGCGTCAACGACCGTGATGCTGGGCGAGAACTTGCCGCCCTCTTGCTTGATTCCCGCCGTCTCAATCAGCGGCCTGAGCGCATCCAGCCGCCGGAACGCCTCATTGAGCGTCTGAAAATCGACAGGGCCTAGACCGCCCTTGTGGTAGCGGGGAAGGTCGGTCATCTTTTTCTCCCGTACATAGTCACGACTAACTGCCCCGCTGCACTTGCTGACGAGACCAGACGATCTCCTGGCTCGAGGTAGATCCGCGCGTCAATGACTTGGGTCTGACCGGCCTTGATTGTCATCGCGTCCAAAAGAACGAAGTTGGATTCCGCCGAATCGTCCCCAGAAGGTATGTGGGCAAGCGTGACCGTCCGGTTGGAGCTGTCCGCGTTGCAGATCCAGATCTGTTCAATGCTGATCCGCTCGAGGTCACCAGCCTGCACGACAGTCCTAGAGCTTGTGCCAAGAGTTCCGACGTTGTATCTCGTCGTGGTCACGGGCTAAGGATCCGGTACTGAAGGCTGACCGCGCCAGAGTTTGCCCTGCCATAGGGGGCGACAGTTCCCAATCTCCCAATGCAATACTCACCAGCCAACAGCTTGAGGAATGGCACGAAAACCCCGCTCACCTGAGTGCCAATTTCAACGTAGTTGGTAGTGTCAAGATTGCGAAAGAAGAATACGCCTCCAAGCGATACATCGGTGACGCCGATCGCCTCGCCATGCGCGCATGTTGCCAAATTACAGACTTCCTGGACACCGCCGTCGCCTTTGTCAGACGCCAAGTCGATGGTGATCGATCCAGGCGTGAACGATTCAACAAGGTTGCCTTTGCGTATGTTGATCGATCCGTTGAAATTGATTTCGTTTGCCATGTCGTCGCCTAGAAGTTGGTGCTGATTGAGTTGAAGTTTGTCTTGTTTGTGAAGGGCTGAACAAAGAACACGGTTTCAGCCACACCATCCTTGAGCTTCGGCGTCATGTTTGGCGGCTCAAGAAGCGGCTGCTGCTGCAAGTGAAAGAAACCGTCCTCAACAAAAGAATGCGCGACTTGGTAGACATCGACACCAGTCCGACGTATTGACGCACCACGATACAACAAGCTGCCTGCGGGGCTTCCGAAAAAGTCGGATGCGTTTCTGGTGAACCTTGCAGATCGATACGCTGCCAAGTTCGGAACATTGACGGTCTCAGTGACTGTCAGCTCTTGGATGTTTCTTTGCAGGCTCGTCGGGATTCCCGCCGCGTCAGCAGGGTCACCTTCGATGTTCTGGTCATTTTCTGGGTCACCCAAGGCCGGAATGGTCGGCTCTGATCTCCAAGCCAAGAAAAACTCTGCACGGATCTCGGCACTGATCTCGACATAGGAGATTTCATTCGGCAACACCTGCGGGGTTGGCTGCTCAGGGTAAGACGGGAAGCCTCGGCTTATGACTTCATACTGCCAGACCAGCTTCCACAGATCAGTGTGACCCTTGACCAAGGAAAGATTGAAGTCCTTTGCCACAAGCCCAGGCAGCTCAGGATGTGCATCCCCTTTTTGAGGGAGGATGTTGCCGCTTCCGTCTGATGTCCCCAAAGCGTTGAATACGTCGGCGACGTTTGAATACCCAGAGACATGAAAGACCCGCGTGCCAGATCCACGTCCACCACTGGTCTGGATCGATCTTGATTCAAATGATTCTAGGAACTCAGGCAAGGTCTACCCCAGAAAAGATGTTTCGTGTGTTCCCTTCGATCTCAAGCAAAATGTCCTGAGACTTCTGTGAAATCTTGTTCATCATCTTCTGCTCGTTCAAGCCTCCAACAGAAGCCTTTGTCACAAAGCTGCCGCCAGCAGTGGAGAAGCTCGAAGTTGCTTGGCTGGCCTTGAGCTGCGCGTCAGCGATAGCTTCCTCAAGCTCGAGATAGGCATCGCCAACCTCCCTCGCTTCCCTGAGCTTTTCGTTGCGATCTTCCGCAGCGTGTGCTTGCTGCGTCAGCAGCTCCAACGCTTCGCGGTGTTGCTCGAGTTCCTCCGCTAACAAGTTACGACCTTCTTGCCTTGCCTCTGTGATTCGGCGCTCAAAGTCAAGGTTTTGCTCGAAGAGCTCCAGCTCTCGTTCCATCGCCTTGATTGCTTCGTCGTTGCCTTCGTTTTCAATCCTGAAGAGTCTGACTTGTGCGCTTCGTACGTTGTCCACCATGTCGCGACGATTGTCCGCGATCATCTTGGCACCAGCAGCGGCGTCCCGCATCATCCTCTCGACTTCTTGCGCCGCTCTCCTGGTCGCTTCGTGTCCCGCTTCGTATTCCGCAGTTTGTGCTTCCAAGATTGCCAAGCGAAGCATCTCCTGCTTCCTGGCCCTACCAGACAATTGCGCTGATCGTTCTTGCTGCTTGGCTCTCTCGGCCTGTTGCGCTTCAAATCCAAACGCACCGAACGCGCCGCCAACCGTGTCCATCAGGCTGCCGAAGATTGGTAGCTTTCGGAAGTTGTTGGTCACGAACTCGCCAAACCCCGCAAGGAAGCCGACCCCCGAGTCCTCGCCGTGACCCTTCATTTTGGCAATGGCTTCTTGCATTGCGCCGTCGATTGCCCCAAGTATCAAACCAACAGAAGCCCCCGCCGCGATCCGGTTGCCCATCTGACGCATGAGGGCCGTACCCATTTCTGCACCCTTGCGAGCGATTGCTGGCTTCTGCTTGTCAATCGCCTTGCCCATGTTCGCCAAGTCACGCTGTACGGAAGCGTTGGTCTCGGCTGAAATTGCCCGCTGCTCTGCGATCATCGTTTCCGTCGATCGTGCGGTGATTGTGTTGACTCGCTGACTAGCTTTCTCAACGATCGCGACAGACCTGTCGGCGGTGCTTTGGATCTCTGACTCGACAGCGCGCAGGTTCTTCACGAACTGCTCGGTCTGAGCCATGACCTCGACGATGATGTTGTAATCACTAGCCATGCAATTTTCTCATCTCCGCCTCAACGAAGGCACGGTTGTCGTGAGCTTCTGATGACTTACCATGTTCAGCTTCCAAGATTCCAGGCAACTTCTGGAGATAAGCGTTGAACTCGTCAATCGGGAGATTCATCGGGTTGCCGACGCCTGGCAACAGGCGAGCCAACCAAGCAGCTTCCTCTACGAGGTCTCGCTGCTTTGCTCGCCCTTTCCCTCGGCTCTCTTTTCCGTGGTCATCTCGTCCCAGTCAATGCCACAGGCAGCCATCGCAACCCTAATAACCGACTCTGCTGGTTCGTCTTTGAGCTGCTCAGGCATCGAACCAAATGCACGCTCAATGACAGCCAACGCGCCAGGGGGGGTCAGAGCCCAGCGGATGACATTGACTGGCTGGTCCTTGATTTCTCGATGTTGACGCAATGCCTCGAGCTTGGTCTGCTCGCTTGCATCCACATCATGAAGGTCACGCATGATGTCGCGCCTTGACTCCTCCCAAACCACACGAGACATCTCGATCATCGAAGAAACCGACAAAGCGGGGACGCTAAGAACCGACCCCTTGACGCTGACAACTGATGTTCCCATTCCTATCCTTTCTGAATCATTCCGAAGGGTGCGATCTTCAGGCTTTTGTCCACGCGCCGCGCGGTGATCGTCTTGACAACGCTTCGATCGAAAACCTTCGCATGATTGCAGGCCCTAGACACAGCTTCGTCCTCGGCAAGCGTGCCAGGCGAAACCCTGACCTTGCGTGACGTACCATCCAGAAACACGAACTCAACCGACCAGTCCGTACTCTTGGGGACAAGAAGCCCCATCTGGATCATTTCTTCCCTGCTTTTCATGTTCAAGTATCCCAAGCCACGATGGGCGCAGTTGCCTGATTCATTTCAAAGTTGAACTGTACCGTCGAATCACCGTCTTGGCTGACGCCAAACGCGAACGAACTGAACACTGCGGCAAAAGTCAGCGAGCAGCGCGTCGCAGACGGCTCGACCACATACAGGACCACAGTGCCGCCACCACGATCATCCAAGGCCGTGCTGCTGTGCTTGATCGGAGAGATGGCGTTGTCACCATCGGTGTCGGAACCGTCGTCATACAAGGGGAAACCGCCAGCCGATCCTGTGATGTCAAGGACGCCAGAAGCCCGCCGATTGTGCGCAAGGCTGGTCTGCGCGAACTGAGTGATGACATGCGTCGATCGCGTCAGCGTGGCACTCCAAGTGTTGAGGGCTGCGTTGAAGCCAGTCCCCATCGATGCACTACCATCTGATCCTACTGCTACAGTCTCAGGCATCAGTCGCCTCCAGAATCAAGTTTCAAACCAAGTGAACACGGGAGCCGCACTCGCAGCAAGCTCAAAGTTGAAGGCGACCGTCGCCTCGCCGTCTTGCGTGGATGCAAGAGCGATCGAACTGAATACCGCGTTGAAAGTGAAAGAACACTCGTCACTACCGCCATCGCTCCCATTCACAAGGAGAACGACTTCGCCACCATTTGGCCCGCTTGCCCCTGCGAAGGTTGAAATCGGGCTTGTGTTGGAAGCGTCATAGGACGGAAAACCACCCGCCGATCCTGTGATGTCAAAGATTTTCGAGGCAACCCTTGAGGTGCCTACATCGCCGAACCCCGTCACGACGCTCGTCTGCCTAGTCACGCTGGCAGACCAAGTGTTGAGTTGCGCGGCATATCCAGATGGCAGCGTGCAACTTCCATCAGATCCAATTGCGACTGTCGTTCCCATGAATGTATCCCGTCAAGTTGATGACGTTGAAACTATTTCAAACGTCGATTCCAGTTGTAGAAGCTCGCCCTCGATTGAAGGAGTACCTCTGGTCATGCCACGAATGAATCCCCTGTCATGGTCCGTCACCGACACAGACGCCTCATCCAAGAGCGCGAAAAGCAGCTTCTCCTTATCTACTATCGAATCCGCACCACTGTCGGACTTGTCAAAAATGCCGATCGCGATGATGCCGCGTTGCTGGACTCTACCGTCAAAGAAACGCTGGGTGTTGACCTCTTCCAAGTTGTAAATGCAAACAGGGAAAGCCGTCTCAGAAGGTGCTTGGACAGCAAAGATTCGACTGCCAACCGCAGTCTTGAATGCGTTTGTGGTGGTCAACTTTGTATAGATTGCCTTCATCAACTCGACAGTCATGCCAGCCTCCTCGACGCCGAAGTCCGTATGGATCGGCGGACGTTGACAACAAAGTCCCTGACCTTGCGAGGAATCTGCTTCCGGACCTCTCTGACTGACGGTTCAACAAAGGGCCGTGGTTCCAGCACTCCAGGCTTTGTGAGCTTGTATTTTCTTTGGCCTCGCTTTGACCTCTTGACGTAGACAATTCGCCCTTCCTTCTTGTGGTAGAAGTAGGGCTGACCGCCTGGAAGACTTGCGCCGAACTCAAGCGGCCTGGCATACGGAGCGTCAATCCGGACAAGGCCGACCCTTTTCCTGGATCCAAACTTTCGGACCCTGTCAGTCAAGATGGATCGGCCCAAGTTTCCGGTTCGTTTGTGCGGTGGGTTGGGACTGACCGAAGCTGGCGGATACTTGTCGTTGATCCGGAGCTTCATATTTTTCTGAAGCGTCCTCTGGATCTCGTTGACTAGATCCGCCATCCGATCTGTGACCTGATCGGCGGTTTGTGCTGGCCTGAAGTTGGTTGTGACCTTTGCTGATTTGCTCATGTCAGAACCTGCTCGGCACGAACGATGACGTAAGAAAGCCGGTCAGTTGTAGGCCGCTCATGGGGGATCTTTACTGAGCGGACTTCAAAGTCAGCCCCTGCGTACCTGATCCGGTCGTTGTACGAAATAGATTTTCCTGAAGGGAAAAAGAAGACAGCGGTTCTTCCCCTAGCTTCGCTTCCACCAACAACCGAATCAGTCCCTCCCTCGATCTGCACAAGCGCGGTCTCCGCTGTGGCATAGGTCCAAGACTCGACGGTTCCGCCAACAGCATCGGTGGAATTGCTGACCGTTCCATGAGAAACGGATTGACCGTACTTGTCAATCAACGTGGAAACGCTCAACGAATGTCTCGGTATTGGTCAAGAAGAAAAGCACGCTTCTCCAACATGCTGACTTGGCTTTCTTTGCTGTAGGTGTAATCACCCAAGGTCTCGCTTGTCACATTTCTCTCCGATAAGCGTGACTGATACATCTCCGCAGCGATCTCAATACAGGCACGCTCGAGGTCATCAGGAACAGTAGAAAATCCAGCCTTGTAGTGAATCAGGACACTTTGACGAACTCGAGGGAACCTGCCGCTTTCGCCAGAACCAAACCCTCGATGGGTGTTCACGTCTCGCATGTAGACGATGCCTCGCTCATGATCAAGCCGGTACTCGCCGTCAGCTTCGGAAACATATGAGATGTGGACTGGCCCATTTCTGATCAGGTCGATGCCGCCGATCCTGTGCAGATTCCTAGATGGCACATTGGTCGTCAGGTTGGCAGTGAAGCCCGTCAAGGCTGTGATTGCTGAGGCCAGCTTGGATGTGTTGTTGTACGAAGAGCTCGTCAGATCGAACGTACTCTCCGCGAGAGTTCCGCCTTGCTCAATCCTGCGAAGATGCGCCTCGTCACTGTCAACCATGAAGGTGAGCTCGAGGTCTGTCGAAACACTGCTTTCAATCGTGAAGGCCGTCTGGTGACCGTAGCCGACTCGATACATCCTCACTATCGGGTACTGATCGAGCAAGACCGTCTTGCTGCCGTCTCCATTGTGCCACTCGTAAAAATCGCGGGCCTTGAGCTTCCTTCCGGTATAGCTCTCGATCATTGACGTAGCCCTATCGATTGACGCCTCAAGGACTGAGTCATAGGTCGATACGGTAATTCCAAGCCAAGCCTTTAGCCCCGCCAAGGTTGTCAATGCGTGTGTGCTTACTGCCATCAGTCAATCCTGACCACTTCGCCAACTTCAGAGAGGGCATCGCCAGGCACAGCGTTGGACCATGCGTTGTCCTCTGGATCAAGTTCATCGTATGTGTTTGGCAAGAAGCAAAGGCCAAAACATGCTGTCCGCAAAGCCGGTGAACCTTCACCCTCTGACGTAGCAACCCCAGTCGATATCCTCGAATCAAGGTAGGCGACTCGCAGACTGTTCCCTGTGCTTAGATTGGCACACGTCGTACCCTCGACGGTTACCGCAGTGTTGGCAACTGCCGACCCCAGATTGCCCTCGTCAAATTGACAGAACATGGCTCTGTCGGCGAGGGTGTTCGTGCCGTTGGACAAACCAAAAGGACGGCCAGGGTCAGAGCTTGCGTTGTAGCCCATGACCATGATGACTTCTTCGTACTTGTCGAGTTCGACGATGTTGAATGATCCGGCGTTTCCTGCCTGCGGCTTGCGACCTTGGACGCATCTGAATTGTAGGTACTGCCTCATTGGACAAACGTGCCTCCAGGTGTGGTAGGAACTCGGCCGATGACTGCCTCGCCATTGGTGCCTGCACACAATTCGTTGGTCATTGCATACTGCCCGTTGTGCTGAAGGGCGCACACTGCGAACATCTTGACCGAAGACGATGACGCTTGATTACATGCCATCGTCAGCCGTTGATATCGCCGTTTTGGCAATGAAGGATCTAGCCGAATCGAGATGACCCGCATGTCCTTGTCGCCAGGTAGCGTTGAAGTAGCACCGGATGTCACCTTTGTTCCTCCTGCGCTATACAGAGTCTCCGCGCCTGTCGTGCCGTCAGAATTATCCGATCCGGTGATGAGCAAGCCAGTGATTGAGTCTGTCACGGTGTCATCGGGCCAAGATGCACAGTCAAAGTTAATCAGCCAGACACATTCAACATAACCTTGGGTGTCGATGACTGAAGAAACACTAGAAGTGCCGCAGTCACCAAGAAACGCAGGACGGAAGTGGTAGTTTTGTGAACGTCGCATCATTTCCTCAGCAATAGACCCCTGCCCCCCAAGGGGGGGCAAGGGTCCAAAAAGAAAGGTTCTCAGCCGGTGATGATACCCAAGCAGCCGCGATCGGCTGGGACGTTCGAGGTCTCGCTTGCTCGCGACAGAATCGCAACGCAAGAAGTCAAGTTAGCCGAACCGGCCGAAGTGGCCTCGACGCGAAGGTATCGCTTTAGGCCACGAAGATCAACTTCAAAGACCATCATCTTGTCATCGTCAGTGCCAGCAGGAAGCGCTGCCGTAGTCCCATCGGACTCGATGCCGCCAGAGAAGTCAAATCCTGCCACGCCAGTCGTGACGAAAGTAGAATTGTCATCCGCTTGCTCGAGATGGAGCTCCGAGAAGGCACCATTGATCGAGCCCATCGAAAAGATGATTGTGCAGTAATCGTAGCCTGCGGTGTCAATCGAGTTGTCCATCGCGACCGGAGCAGCCGAAAGCGAGACTGGGTCCAAGACGTTAACGAACTTTGTGTTTTGTGAGTGAATCATGAAAGTGGTTCCTTAGCTGAATCAGCTTTCGTCCTTGATGAGGAGGGCCACAATCGGTCCGGCGTCGTTGCCATCACCAGTGTCGTGACAGTTGATATCGAACCGCTCGGTTCCACGGATGGCGATCTCGTCCTGCTCGAAGACGTTGCCGCTGTTGATCGTGGCATGTTCCGAGACCTGGATGGTGGTCGAACGACGATCGCCGAACGAGGCAGCCAGGGAAAGGTCGCCGAAGTAAAGCAGCTTCTTTTCGTCGGTGTGGTCAGTGCTGTTCGGGAGAACCTGCGAGAAGTGGACCGGATATCCGAACAGAGTCGGGACATACTTGCCACCAAGGGTCTGCTGGAAGTCGTTGCCACCTTGCAGGCGAGAAGCGCGTTCGGCGTAGGCGTGGAACACCGACTTGTGCATGTACCAGGCAGTGCGAGCGTTGTCGGCGTACTGCGGAAGCAGAGCCATGAGCTTGGTGAGGTCAGCGATGGCGTCGGCCGACGCGACATCACCGACGGTGGTGTTGAGTTCGGTGGTATCAACAGAGCCAGCCGTACCCATCGAGTCGGCAAGACCAACAATTCCGCCGTAGGTCGAGGTGCCGTCACCAAGGAACAGGCACTCGTCTTCGCGCTTGGCAAAGGCGTAGGCGATTTCACCCGCAACGTCATCACTGATGTTGAGGAACGCATCCTCATCAAGCTCGGACGAGATGGTCGTGATACAGGCGAGCTTCTTAGCGACGAGCGAGACCTGCTCAAAGGTCTGGGTGCTTTCAGTGATCGCACTGGCCTCACCGACAAAGTACGGGGTCAGGGTCGCCGACCGTCGCGGGATGCGGTGAACGTCAGTGGTCATCGGACGAATCCGGCAGTTGGCTCGCGCCACGCCGAACTCTTCCCGAAGGCTGATCAGTTCAGTCTCAAAGACTTCAGGGACGAGGAAGCCGCCAGCACTGTTGACGCCTTCGGTGTGCGCCTTGAGGTGCAGGTCATTCCGCTCGCAGAAGGCGAGGCTCTTGCGGTGCCCCATCTGTGCGTTGAGCCAGTGACCGAACGCGAGGGCCTTGTCCACAGCGTCACCGTTGTGGTTGTCCTTGAAGTTCTTGACACGGCCACTGTAGTGGTTCCGGCCCTTTCCAACCATCGGGGCAGCAAAAGCCTTTTGTCGAGCCTTGCGGTGGCTCAGTCCCTTGTATGTACGCTTTTCCTCTTCCTCCTCTTCCTCCATCTTGTCTTCCTTGTCCTCGTCTTCCTCCATCGTCTTCATTTCTTCCTCTTCTTCCTGCATCGCCTTGGGGGCCACATGGACCTCAAGATCTTCAGCAGACATGGGCTTGCCGTCTTCGGCAGTGACCATGACCTTGTCGAGGTAAAGGCCCTTGGCCTTGATGAAACGACTGGAGCCGACTTGGTTGGCAATGTTCTGGAGGTCCGCTTGGGCCTCCGCGAGAGTCACGATTCGCATGGGATTGTTCCCGTTTGTTGTGTTCGTTGAATAGGAAAAATGTGATCTTCCGCTGTGCCTCTCGCTCCAGACCTTTCGCCTCTGCGCTCAGGCTCCTTGATCACTAAATACTCAAAACTTGTCCATAAGGCCACGCTTTGGAACTTGGACCTCAATCACGTGCTTCGCACTGCTGGCTTCGCAGCCTATCCACTTCTTGGCTTCAGCTTGGTCAACTAACCCCTTCCGCACAGCAGAGACCAAAGCTCGACCGTTAGCGGGGAGAGGGGCCACCGAGACCTCAAGCAGCTTCCACTGTGAATAGACCTGCTGGACATCGTCGCCGTAGGATTCTCGATCCTTGGCTGACGCCTTTCGGACGCCGCCAGGCTTTGGCACAAACCCGACGCTGATGCCTTTGACGATGCCTTGCTGGACCAAGGATTCGACGAACTCAGGGAAATATGAGCCTTGGAAATCGTCGGGCCTCTTGGCGAACTTGATGGTGGCCTCAACCTTGTCCTTGCCTCTTCGCAGGTTCGTGACCTGTCCGATCGGCTGAGCATAATCGTGGTTATAGAAGACGACAGGATTGTCGTCGTACTCACTCGAATCCATGCCTTGAGCAATCAGGACTTCGCCGTCCCGATCAATGCTCTCGGTCGAGATCACGGCATCAACCTTGATCCCGTCCGACTCAAGGCTGGCGTCAAGGGTCTTGGTCTGCATCATTCGGGCTCCGCTGCTAGAAAGTCACATCTGCAATTTGGATGTACTGTTCCCTGCATATCTATACCGGCGGTGAGAGTTCTACCGCTCTGTGAAACTATTGTCGAACCGGCCTTCACGAAAGGCTGGTCAATCGGGATCGACTTCTTTCCCATCCCATACTCGTTTTCAACTGCTTCGCAAAACTCACAAGCTCCGCCAGCCGCCAAGAAGTGCTTCTTGGTGACATATCCGACTTCTTTCCATGCGGCGATCTGGCCGTCGTGATACGACGCTGCCGACTCGGTCCTGGCGATAGTCCTGGCACGAGAGGGGCTCAGGTCTCGAGACGTTTGGATTCGCCTAGCGATCTGGTCAACGCTTTCACCAACTTCGACCGAATTGGCAAAGTTTGCGACTGATTCATCAATCAACGACTCTGCAATGAATGCAGCTCGCTCCTTGATTGATTCGGACAGGATCTTGCGAACGTCAACGGCTGCGACGTTGCGGATTCCTTCACGAAGAAGAAGGTCGTTGATTCGACTGAGACCCGCGACACCGCCGCCCTGGACAGCGTCCTGGTATGCCTTCACAAGACTGTCCAGGAGGCTTTTCTTTGGACCCACCAGCTTTCTGAGCATCTCCTTCGCCCTGAGCTTGGAGGTCAGCTCAATGGTCTTGGACCGGACCTTGACCTCGGCCTGGATGACCCTGGCGACATCCTCCTGGGCTTGCCTGGCTGCTGACTCAATTCTCTGAGCTGGCGTTCGACGCTCACGCTTTCGGATGTTTTGGTCAGCATCGCCACCATCGTCGGCAGGGATCTCGGCCTTGTACCTGATGAGGTCATCATCCAAACCCTCGATCATCAGCCGGTGCTTCCTAGTCTCCTCCGGCCATTCGTAGGTCTTGGCAACTGGCTCCTCGCCTGATTTCTTGTCCGACTTCTTGGGATGGCCTTTCGGCAGCAGGTCGTAGTCGGTCGTGTACTTCGCATTTTCTGGCTTGCCATTGCGTACGAGGTACAGGAACGCATTGACTCGAGCCATAGACCACTGCTGTCTGGTCATGCCTGGCCGGTGCGAGGTGGAGAAAGCACCAGCTCCACGGCGATACACCGCCTTCAGCATTCCAAGGTTGACCTTCTTCCCCTCTTTGTCGCCATGCTTTTCGTTGTGGTCGTCACGCTTTTTCTCAAGTGCTTTGGCCTGGGCGGCAGATATCTCGATGCCACCACGCGAACCGGAAGCACTGCCTTCGGGGTTCTGGTCTGAACCCGTGACTCGCTCGCTTGGCTTTGCGGGTGTGCTGGAATCGCTGTCACCCTCGGCCTTGTAGATCGGGATCATATCGAAGGAGTTTGGGAAGTCGTCCCTTGGCTCAGGCTTGTCATTCATCTTCCATCTCCATTTCGACATACAGGACAGGCTTTTCAGCCTCTTCGTTGAACACCAATTTTTTGCTTGTGATGCGGGCGTTTGACCGAGGCGGCAGCAGAATCTCTGACTCTTCTTCGTACTGCGAGTGCGTTCCGATGGCTACGCCTTTCCTTGCCGTAATCTTGAAGACGATTGCTGGTCCCTCAGAGGATGAGTTGGCTCTCGAAAAATCTGCCGCAACGCTAGACGAAAGGCTCGCAGAGTTGACAGAAGTGAACTCGAAGCGGTCGTCTCCCTTGATGATGTCGTCATATAGCCTCTTCGCTCCAGCGTTGGTCACTCGTACGCCGCGCCAGACCGTCACGGGTTTTCCGTCCGACCGAATTGGCTTGTCCAGGCTATTGGACAAGCGATCGATATAGTCACCTTCAAGATCATGCACTTCTTTGAAAAAACTTTTCAAAGGTCCAAGTGCTTCAGGCTGCATCTTCTTGAGTTCCCGAACCCTCTTGACGATTTCTTCGGTCGTCGTATTTGCGGGCTGGTCGATCAGTCTTCTCAAGTCCCTGGTCTTTTGGTCGTATTCTTTTACGCTTTCCAGAACTTCAGTGATTCGATCATCAGCAATCACTAAATCCCCAGTTTCGGTCTTGGGAATCTGACCTTTTAGGACGCTGTCCGCTGTACGAAGATGCCCGTCAAGCATGTTCGACGCATATATGACGTTTTGAGCAACATTCACAGCGTCGGTTTTTGAATCGATTCCATTCAGAACTCTGTCATCGAAAGCATCATCAAGGACATCTTGGAACTCTTTCGCACTCTTGTCTGCTCTGTCAAGACGGCTCTCTCCTTCACGAAAAAAGTCAACGACTGTCTCCCCGTTTCTTGACCAAGCATTCAGGTCTTCCTTTTCTCGAGGCGTCAAATCGCCTTGAATCTCTAACATCAGCTCCTGTCCACCCATTCGCGTGTCGAAGCCCCCAATACTGTCACCGCTCTCGACCTCATGCTCTTCGTACTCGTTGCCGTCTGCGTCTCTTGTGATTTGACTTGGGTCGTTTCGGTTTTGATTCCAAGTCCGTCGCATTCCAATCGAGAAATCGGAGAATGCCATTTGTTCTTCGCGGGTGACCGGCCCACTTCTTCGATCAGAAGGAGGACGCCCATGCCCCTCAGCGCAGTCATTGCCAGGCTGAAAGCCACCAGCTCCGGTCCCGCAGTTGTCAGCCTTTGACTTTTTTGAGGTGTCGTCTGTCGCCTTGAACTCTCTGTCATCAACCGCAATGATTGGCATGTCTTCGTCGAATCTGCTGCTCATTGGATTGCCTCCATGTCAACAACGATGACGGTCCCATGACTTTCGTCAAGGCTTTGCGAGCTGAGCCTTTCAACGCTGTTGATCTTAAACTCGGTTCCTCTTGGAAGAATCACCTCGGACTCTCTGGGGTTTGAGGAAATAGGACCGACGAATAATCCATTCGTTACCTTCATCCTCATGACCACCTGATGGTCTCCGTGACTCCAATCTGATGCGAACATCCCATCGGTAGAGGCAGATGCAACGCCGTCCAGCTTGTAGGTTTTGACTCCGGAGTTGATTGCGTCATATAGACGCTTGCTTCCGACTCCCTTTGTGCTGTTCGCTCGATACACAGTCATCGGCTTTCCATCTGCACGGAGCGGCGCGTCAACCAAGTTGTCAATCCTTCTGCCAGCATCTTGATATCCACTTTCGATTTCTTCGATGCCCAAACTGAAAGGGCGATCAAACTCTTCCATGTTGTAGAGAAGATTGCTGAGAGATTCCCGATATTCGCTTGGATTGTTTTTCGCGTTTTCCAAACTCAAGGCATATGCAGAATCTTCGATCCCACTGGCGTACTCCTTAGCGTCCCCCATCCCTCGATACCGATTGCCTGCCGTGTATACAAAACTTGAACCTATGGCCTGAGTTTCGATCGTGTCAACGCCCGTCCTCAAATCCTTAGACGCCTCGTGGATTTTTTCGGTGAACTCCTGATTGACCGTCGCGAACTCAACAACCTCAGAATCACTCATTTGATCGATGTCAAAACTTGACGACAACGCTCCGGCATCCCAAGCCAATTCTTCCACCCGAGCGAAAGCCTCCTCTGTCTGTGCGACCCAAGGGACGCTCCCCTTCCTCATGACTGAATTGATGTTTTGGTATTCGTGGGCAGTGAATCCCTCGATCAGCTTTGTGTCTTCGTCAGAAAGATCTCTGGCGTCTGTCTCAAAGTTGTCCATGATTTCCTGGTTGAAACCAAGGTCAATATCATTGTTCGCATCAGGACGGAGAATCATCTCTTCGCCTTGATCGCAAAAGTCAAAAAGCCTCTGGCCCATTCCGCCCGTGCCTATTTCCTCGTTTGTTTCGTCGTGTGCATAGGTCAAACCGTCGGGACTTGTCCAGTCGTCGCCGTCTTTCCATGCTTTGGCCGAAGTCCTGCCTTGGTCGTCAACCTCATTCCGCTTGGCAAACTTGTCGTAGGCATCTCGTTCTTCTTGCGTCACCTCTCCAGTTCGGACCTTTTCAGTTCCAGCCTCTGGCCTGCCATGCCCCTCAGCGCAGTCGTTGCCAGCCTGGAACCCACCGGCTCCGGTCCCGCAGTTGTCGGCTGACTTGGTGATGTCTCCGCTGTCGCGGCTGAAGTTGCCATCATTGTCACTCGAAGACTTGAGCTGATTGGAATCAAAGACGCCAACAGTGCGAATCTTTCTCTCAGGCATCCCTCGATACCCGCCAATCGTCTCGTAGTATTCGACTGAGTCGTAACCGAGAGACTGAACCAGCTTGGCGAAGTTCTTCTCGTTAGCGTTAGCTCGTCCCTCGTCGAACCACCATTCGTGCCTTGGTCTTTCCTGCTTTGCGTCGGAACCAGACGACTCCCACCCTCGTCGGAACTTGTCTAGGCTTTCCCTTGCTTCCTTGATGTCGAAGGTGTTCTTGTCCTTGCGAGCCGATGCCAGCAATTCGTTGGCAAGCGTGTCCAATTTCACGTTCTTCGGTCGATCCGAAACCTTGACAGGCCGCTCTGATCGTACATAGAGGGGAATTACACCACCTTGGTTCCCGCTCATCGATTCGGCGGCGTCTGCATACAGTTGGGCGTGGTCCTCTTCCTCTGAGACCCATGTGACACCTTCAGAGAACTCGTCAAACACGCCCGCTGTTCCGTGATACAAAACTCGAGGCTTGCCGTCGTCTTGTTCTACTGATTGGCCGATCCACTCCTTGAACTCAGGCGTCTCAGTCTTCGGCTTGTCCTTGCTTTCTTCTGGTTTCCAGATGTGCGTATGAGCGGGGAGGGAATAGTCTCGACTCCCTCCGCTCTCGACGGATTCAAAACCGAGAGATTCATAGAACCTGTTCAAGTCCTCCCTGCTTCCAGAACTTGCCTCCGCAGTCAGAACTATGGGCTTTCCCGCATCCTGTGCGTAGTCCTTGATTTCATCCATTGCGTCAGTGCCGACGCCTTGCCCTTGGGCGTCGTCTTCGACTTCAATGTTCATCAGCTCAATATGGTCGCCTCTCTCGTATAGCGAGAGCTTTTCAAGTGGATACTTGTCTTTGAGGGAATCCTTAAGATCGCCAATGTTTTCGGGCTTTGGAGGTCGCCCGTGACCTTCAGCACAGTCGTTTCCTGGCTTGAAACCGCCTGCACCAGTACCACAGTCGTCAGCCTTCTCAAGGATAACTCTTCCAAGAGCAGCTCTTGCCTTGGCAGTCACATGACTGCCCCAGATTTTTGGGATCAGGCCAGTGACCCCACCGCCCTTCTGTCCGTCGCGTTCGCGTTCGATCAGACTCAGCTTTTCCTTTGCCCAAGCATGTCCGCCGCCTTCAGGGTCTGCTGGGTCGCCGCCCCAAAGCAGCCAAGCAATGACACCCGCTGATGGATATTCCTTGTGGCTTGGCTTCGCGGCTGGTGCGTCAAGATCGACGCGATGCCTTGAGAAGAAGTTGACCATGCGGCCAACCGTTTCCGGCGAGAGGTTGTCTCGGTTCTTGATGTCTCTGGCTCGAGCAACGCCGATCTCGGTGCCGCCTCTGCCGTGTTCCTCCCGTAGCTTGAGACCACGATCGGCAAGATCGGACATAGTCTCGGACGGCTTGAGATCAATGTCCGCCACGGCCTTGGCATCGACAAGGTCTAGGTCATCGTCGCCTGAATGCTCTTCGCCAGTCAGCTCGGTGTAGTCAGACATTTCACCGCATGGCATATACATCGTTCGACCGTTGACATCGTGCGTGTGGTGACCTTCGCATCCGAGTATCTCAGCAATCCGCTCAGCTTCCTCCTTGGTTTCGTACAGGTCGCCTTCGGTCCTCAGCACGTTAGCCTTCTTGACCTCCAGCTTCACAAGTCGCTCCGCATGCTTGCGAGTCATGCCCGCAGCTTGCAAGGTCTTGGTTGCTTCCCATTTGGTCAGGTATCCGCCCCGAAGAGCCATACTGACATCGGCCACAGTCGCCATGTTCACTGCCGACTTCTGCTCTTCAGACATCGGCTCGATGGCTTCCTCGATCTCCGCTTCGGCCTGAGCCTCTGGCTTGGCATCGTCTTGGTCACCGACCATTCGCTGCGCGCTCACTCGAGTCACGCCTGTCGCCATGATCAGCTCGACAGCAGCAGTTTGGGCAATGGTTCCCGCAGCAACACCGTCCAAGATGGCGATGACACTCTGAATCTGCGCACCGTTGAGGTTTGCAGTCGGATCAGCAGGAACAGGGGCGGTGGTGCCATCCTGCGACGGAGTGCCTTCGGCCACTGGCTGCTCTGGAGTCGCTTCTTGGGCTTCTTCAACAGGAGGAGCCGGTAAACCTGGCAGTCCGCCACCAAAGGGCGGCATGATTCCACCAGCCCCCATTCCACCAAGAGGCTGACCAGCATGGAGGAGCTTGTCCGCCATCTCGTCTTCAATTGGTTCACGTCCCTCTTCCTGCCTCGCTTCGTTTGGAGTTCGCCAACCACCAGCTACAGCCGTTTGACGCTGCTGAAGGTCGAAGGTTTCGTCCTTCGGCACGGGGTTGTCGTAGGCTAGGAAGTAGTCATCTTCCGCACCAAACAATGGAAGCAGAGTCTGGTTGAGCTCCTGTTCGTCCATCCGGCACAGGGGCAGGACTGAACCTTCACGCCACTGACTAAAGCCCGCCTTGGCACTTGCGAGGTTCGGGTCGTTAGCTTTCAGCATCGTCACAGGCACGCCAAAGATTGCCGCAATCTCTTCGACCACATCCTCGCGACCTGCCAGATCCTTGGGGGGGAAGTTCAGAGGGGTGAACTGGACATCACCAGAGACAGCGATGAAGTTGCCGTCTTTCCTAGTCCCCTTCAGACGCTCCTCGACTTGGCTCTGGAAACGGTCAAGCTGGTCACCAGTAGGCGTTCCCTTCACCACCACTGCGTAGTCGGGCCTAGCCGAGTTGGCAAAGGTCGAGAGGTCCATCTGGTGCAGTGCCTCATTGGACATGACCGCACCAAAAGCCGCTTCCACTTTGCCCATCCCGTAGTAGTAATTTCCAGGGTTTGGGCGCTTAAAGTGGATGACTTCATCTGGCTCGAAGGTCTGCTTCTTCGATGTGTCGATGCCGTAGACATACCCCTTGACGAAGTTTTCGTCACACGGGACCACCTCAACATAGTTCGGAGCAAGAGGCCAAAGCTCAGAAGGCAGATCTGTCGCGTCGTCAATGATCGGATGCAGATAAGCATTTCCCGTCAGCTCGCCGTACAGAATCCGAAGAACCGTCAGGTCAAAGCCGTTGAGATATGGGTTGGCTGTAGACAAGAGGTTGAGGATCGGGTCGTCACCCGTGATCTCTTCGACTTCATCGCCAAAGTCTGCGACCTTGCGAAGCACCGACATTGAAGGCCGCTGGTCGCCAGGGCCATCTCCGAGCAGGTACGCCTTGGTGCGAAGCGGGACGCCACGAGTCTTTTGCCTGGTCCGTTTGTCGGCCTTCTTGTAAAGGCGCAGCGGGACAGAGGCGACAGCGTTGGCGTTGATTGTTGCAGCAGCGTATACCCAAGAATGGAATGCGCTGATTCCGCGCTGCTGGCTGAAGGGGGGCCGAAGCTGCCCCTTCTCGCCAGTGCTGACAATGTTCACGCTCGAAGCGAGATACTTGTCTGTGCTGGTCTGCTTCTTTTGTCGGAGAAGTCCGAACAAGTCACCGATCGGCATAGTCAGATGATCCTGAAGTCAAAGTTGGACTTTGCAAGCGTCTCGAGACACCGCACCGCGAGGGCCAACGCACAGACTCCGTCATCGTGCATCCCTGACGGAGCCTCATAGCGAACCCCAGTCCTCGTATATTCAAACTCGAAAGTCTCACATTCTGTGCGAAGCCATCCGTCTGGAATGCCGACTCTCCTAGTCTGAAAAGCCGACGCCAAGCCCTCCATGAGCTGCTGCTTTGATGTCTGCGAGAACTTGAATCCTTCAATCCTTGGAGACTTTCGCTGAAGGCCCTCGACGATTGGGTCACCCACACCTGTCGAGTCAATCAGCACAGGGGCCTCGCCGATCAATCTCTCGATCCTGATCTCCGTTTCCGACCAGGGAGATTGCCATCGTTCCAAAAGGCAAACCCTACCATCTTGGTCGAGGCCACATACCACAGTCCAGTCCACGCTCTTCGCCAAGTCGATCCCGAAAGCCTTTGGCGGATCTGTACTCAGCGGGATGGTACAGGCTTGGATCGAATCCAATCCGAAGGGGTTGCCGCCGTCGTCGGCTGGGATGCCCATGAACTCTTGGTCAAAGACATGCTGGGGCAACTCACGCTTCGCGGCCTCGATCTCGGACTTGGGAATGGTGGGGTTCGAGGTCGTCGGAAGCCTCCAAGACCTCCAGCCCTCGTCACCAATCTGCCCGCGCTCGAAGCAGCGATGGAAGAATGACCGCCCCTTCGGCGTGCCAAGGAACCAAGCATCTCCCCGTTTGTCCGCAAGGGTTGGGCGAATCGTCTCCTGCCAAGCTGGCCCCAAGTCCTTAACTATCCCAGCTTCGTCGATGATGACTCGGTCATATCGACGGCCACGACCTGCATCGACCGAGTCAAGGCTCCAGAAGTCAATGGAGCCCCCAGTCATCAGCTCGAACCTCTTCTCCACACGGTCGATTCGATGGGTGATCCTGTTCAGGGATTGCTCAAGATCTCGCCAAGGATCCGCTAAGTATCGATAGCTTGGAGCGAACCAGCCAACCTCATCGCCGTCGATCGCCTTCTCCATAGCGAGCTGGACGCCGAGGTGCGTCTTGCCGAATCGACGGCCACACTCCAAGACGTTGAACCTAGCTGACTCGCCAAGAACACGAAGCTGGCCCGTATGCAGAGCCTCCTCGATAGGAGCAACTTGTATGTTCATGGGTCACTCAAGGTCTTTGAGCTTGTCTTTGATCTCTTGAAGATCACGCCTGATCCCCTTCACCATCGTGAAGTAAACCAAGACCCACACAATCAAGGGGGTCACGTTGTTCTCGAGCAGGGGCAGGATCGACGGTTCCATTCATGACTCCTCATCGTCAGAAGATTCAGACCACTGGCTGAACAGGATTCCCAAGTCCTCCCCGTTGACCACCCCGTCAAAGTTGAGATCTGATCGCGGGTTGCTACTTCCCCAGTCGCCGAGAAGAATCCCTTGGTCAATCGCATCGACCCATCCGTCCCCATTGATATCCGAAAGCAGCCCTTCAAGGCGAAGGTTGACAGTCCATGTGATTTCTTGCGTGACGTTTTCGCCTGGACCGACAGGCATCTGGTAGTCCGCGATGATCGTCCTTTTTTCCGGATCCCAGCACAGGCTAGACCCCTCTTGGAAGATAGGCATCATGCCCTCGTCAATCCTGATTGATTGCCTGTATTTGATCCGCCTCGCCACGCTTGAGAGGTTGGCCGCCTCAATCTGGCCGACCATTGAAAACTGACCAGCCACGCTTGTGTCCTGCGGCGTCAGGTAGTCAACGATCAGGCTCCTTGTGTCCGTTTCTGCGATTGAGATGGTCTGAAGTGTCTCGGTCGGCTCGCCTTCGGAATCAAAGACAGGAATCCGCGTGGTGACCATCGGAACCAAGCGAGGACTGCAAGGATCATCAGCTAGGACGATCGTCGAGACAAGCAGAGCGGAGAGGTATTTGATCATGGTGACTCCGTATCTTCAGGGTCGTATTCGACCGACTTCAGGGCAAGAGCAGCGGCCTTCATCTCGTCAGCCTTAGACGCCAAGACATCAATCAGGTCTTCGTCTAGGGATGACCTAGGAGACAGGTTCTTGTACACATCAGCGAGGGCCGTGATGTTGCTCGAGATTCCAGAGAGATGCTTGGCGATGGCGGCGTAGAACGCCAGCGTGTCTAGGTTGCTCATGAGTAAGTCAATCCGATGGTGAGGGTGTCGCCCGTTGCGAAGGCGTCATAAAACGAGGACGTATCCGAAGCGTTGAATCGGAACCGAAGGATGGTTCCGGACGCTCCTCCGGCCTCCACGATCGTGAGCGACGAGTAACTCATCTCAGTCGATTCATGGAGGAACCGGCTGTCCGAGATCGTGGCGTTGGTCGTGAAGTCGCCGTTGTTGGAGTAGGTGCCGCCTGTGTCGATCCTGACGAGGAACTCGATATAGGTGTCCGCGCCGTTCGTTCGGATTGACCCGTGCGGGTATTCAGTCCAGTCTCCTGCCCCAGTCCCATCTTCTGAATAGGAAGAAGGAACAAATCTGTTGCCGCGATCTGTTCCCAGGACCAGCGTCCAAGTGATCGTGTCGGTTGCGACAGGCGCAGGCAGGAAGTTCCACCTACTCATCCAGATCAACCTCGTACTCGTATCCGATACGGAAAACCAAATCTGTGCCTGACGAGTTGCTCGACGTGGTCATCGTGATCGTTTCGCCTGCTGCCACCGATGCGTTTGAAATCGCCGACCCATAGACCCCCGTACTAGAACTCAGCGACATGACCGCGACATTGCTGCTGCCCTGCTTGAGCAGCCAAGCAACCGTTCCGCTCCCAGTCTTGGCAAATACCGAAGTGATGGTCAGAGCGTGATCAGTCGAGGGATCGACGGTATACACCTTGTCAGACACCGTCTCGATCTGGCCGGTATAGAAGCCTGAGACTGTCGTGGACTTTGGGAACCTATTGATTGCCATCTCGAGCCTCCAATCGTTCCACAAGGTTGGTTGATAGATCGTGAATCTTGCTCAGAAAGCAATTCAGGTCATGCTCATCAATCTTGCTGAGCTTGTTGGCACAAACCAACTGGATGCCAACAGCGGAGCCTTTGACCGCATTGAGAATCTCGCGAGGGTCATGCGCATTCAAATCGCAGTTCAGTGGCACACGGCTATTCGTCAAGCTGCTAATCCTGTCCATCTTCGTGGTCCTCTTCGAGGGCTCGCGTTGGAACTCGCTCGACCTTGATCGTCTGGTCCTGCTCGACCTTCTGCGTCACTGGCCCATCGATCCGATCCATGATCTCTTTCCAGAACTTGAAGTCACCCTCTCTAGCAAGGTGGAGAGCCGTTTGTGCCAAGGCGTCCAAGACAGATCTGGCATCTTCCCCCTCCTCTCGCAGTGTGTCGATGATGGCTCGCTCAAGTGCGGCCTTCATGCTGGGAACCTTGGTTCCTAACTTGCGGCCAGGACCTCCCTTGTTTCCAGCCCCGAACCGACCGAGCTCGCTTCGCTTGTATTCGTCTTCACTCATTCTGGGTCACCTTCTTGGCTGTCATCATCATCATCGCCGTCATCATCATCATCTAGCTCTTCCTCGTCAATGCCTTCGCACATCTTGCCATAGGCATATTCAGCCAGACCACGAACACAATGCAGGTTCCCATAGGGGACAGCAAAGGTTTCGGTCTGCCCTCGCTTGTGGCGGGTGAAGCAGATCAGCACAGCCTCCGCTCCACCGTTTTCGACGAGCTGGGCGACCGAGTCGCGCATGGCGATCGCCACATCCCTAGGCACCTCACGACTCATCTGGCCTCCTCAATGTCGATCCGAATGCGTCGGTGCCTGTTGGGCTTCTGCCGGTCCTCGAGCGACAGATGAAGCCACGCCGCCCCCAGCGGCTTGGGTGGCCCTCCCCTCTCGACATGCCACCCATCCATACAAGTCATTTCATCCTTGTAGCCTGGAGTCGAAACGTGATGGACATCATCAAGCCTGATGGCCCCACCGCTGGTCAACCCCATCTTCACAAGCCTGACCTGCCATGAGTCATGAGTGTGACCCGACCAGACAATGTCAGCGTTCGGAAGGTATGACTGCTTGCGTCGAGTGTTGAGTACGCCGTGGGTCATCAACCCTCCACCGCCATGACCGTGGTGGTAGTACATGACCCGAGACAAGGACTTCCCGCAGGGTAGAGCGACCGAGAACCTGATGAACCCGCCATAGGCACCAGTCACCACTTGCGAGCCCATCACCCTGAATCGCTCAGCCAGCCTGTCAGTCAGGTCAGTCTCATGCCTCTTCAGGATTGACTTCTCATGGTTTCCTGGCGACATGAGGACAAAGAGGTCTGACCACGGCTCATAGAACTCCGCAGCCGTTTCCACCAAGCTGTCGAGGTATCTCCCCTGTTGATGCTCTGGCCTGCATTGGCTGAGGTCAGCCCGCCGATCCCACTTGCCCTGCATGGCACACGCGAGGTCACCGATGTCGATGATTCCAGCCGCTCGCTCCCTAGCCTGCTCGAGGTGAACAGCCTCGAGGTTCCAGTCACTGTGAGCGTTGTCGTGGTGCCGATCTGAGCTGAGGAGGAAGGACTGCCGCCACTGAGGACCACTTGCATTGAGGTCCACGCGGTAGCATCCGGTAGAGGTCTGTGAGACTTGCCAGCGTTGCTTCACCGATCAACCTCCGATCAATTGACGGTAGGGCATCGCCGAGAGACGCTCAGGGCGAGCCTCAGCCGTTTGTGTCGTCATCTTGGGCTCTCATCGCCTCCAAGCCAGCACGGACAGCAGAAGCGATCTGACGGCCCTGATCCAAGCCAGCGTTGTAGCTCGCTTCCTTTTCGAGCTGCTCACGCTTCCTGTCGCCTGGACGCTTGAGGAACAGGCCACCCATGAGGGCCAAGCCGGTTGAGATCAATGCCCCGCCTGGAAGGGTGCTGGCGGCATCTTGGCCCACGGAGATCCCCATCTCGGTCAGGGATCTGATGACCGCAGCTCGCTCCTGAGCTTGGCCTATCTCGGCCTCCAGTCTCGCACTCTGCCGATCGACCCAAGCGATCCATTCGCTCCAGACCTCTGACGAGTCAGACACAGAGACCCTCTCCTCCGTTTGTATGGCTTCTGCCACGGATTTGGGGACATCGACCTTGATCAGATCCTCGACTTGGCAAGCCGAGAGGATCGAGGTGATCAGCATGAACCCCACCGCTACCGAGATCAGGATCGCGGCTTTTCGGTTCTTGAGAAAAAGGTCTTTCATCGCTGTGCCTCCAAGTTCATGAGCCTTGCACGGAGATCATTGAGCTGCCTGTCTTGGTCTCGATTCGTTGATGTGGACTCAACAGAAGTCCTGACCAAGTCCTGCGCAATGTCCCGAAGCTCGCCGATCTCGAGCGTGTTCTGGTCAAGCCTCTGGTCTTTTCTGCCCACCATCAAGAAAATGCTGGCGACACCAATCAGGAGAGTGATCAGCTGCGCGGCCTGAAGGGCCATGCCGACCGTTTGTTGTTTGTTCTGGTTCATTGTGTTCGTGGCTTCAGTGCTTGGACGAACTCCTCGCGAACCTCATCAACGAGTACCTCAAGAATCCATCCGTCATTTACAGACTCGAAAGATGCCTCGTCATATCCAGTGACGACATGCCCCAAGTCGTCGCCTTGGGCGACTCTCCTAGCCGTTTCCTGGAGCTTCTCAGGCAGCGAGTTGATGAGATCCTCAAGCTGGACAGCTTCGAGGGGATGCTCTGCGTATGGGATGCTTTGCGGGGGGGTGATTTGGCTGGGTTTTTTCCAGCCGTCCAGCCTTTTCCTCATCCCCGTGCTTCTCAACAGCCGGTATGAAACTCGGCCATACAAGAATGACGACAGGAATGTGGTGACAGTCGCCTTTTCCGGATCGTACTTTTCGCGGAGCAACTGCTCCGCTTCTATGTATGCGACAGAGAGAACTTCCTCGAACTCAAACTTGTCTAACCCCGTTTGTTTTCGATACTTGGCGACCAATTCGTACAGGTAGCCGAGACAGTCATTCACATCTCTTGAGCGTCTCCGAGCTTCTCGATCAGCTTCGGGATTTCCTTGGCGCGGACGAGGATCAGCCATTCCCCTCTGTCCTCTCGGAGCGCGACGATGGGAAGATCATCAGAGAGACAGTCGCGTTCTGCCTGCTCCATGAAGCGGACTGCACCGATGCGAGTCCTCCTCTTCACTTCCACATGCAGACCAGGAACATCAGTCTTGAGATCTGCCGTTCCTTCGTTCCCTGCGTACTGCTGCGATCGCCTAGCGGATATGCCCATACCTCTCAAGACCTCCGCGAACTCCCTCTCACCCCTTTTCCCCTTCTCTCTGCTATTGGTCATCGGAACATCCGTTTCCAGCCCTCTGGTGAAATACCTGAGAGGAGCCATTCTCTCGCGTCGGCTGGCATGTTAGGAAAAACATCCTGAATCTTTGGCGCGTCGTCCTCTGCGATCTTCTTCATATATACAACCAGAGGAACAGCCTCGCAGCGAACTGACCAGAACTGTCCAGTTACGACGCACTTGCCTGAGACTCTGGCTTCAGATGGACCCCCATCCCTACCCTTCAAAACTTGGACATCCATTCGCCCACCTCGCAATCCATTGAGAGCAGGTTCCATCAGCACGCCTCCATTCTGTCGCGCATTGCAATGACCTTGCCGCGAGGCACGCCATGCACGTTGCCGAAATCGTTCTCCATGCGGATCACGTTGCAAACGTATCCGTTTGTTCGGGCCAGTTCTCGATACCGCTCGAGTTCCTTGATTGTCGTGAAGGTGTTATGGACTGCAATCCTCTCGCACCTTGCGGCGATCGCCCCGCCGACCTTGCCGAAGCAGTGTTCATGCGCTTTGGCAAGCAGATCACGACTCCAAACATCTTCATAGGTAGATGACAGTTCTTTCGCCTTCAGTTCAAAATAGTCATCTGCTGAGTAGCAAGCTGAAGGAGCGATCATCCAAGCCAAGCGACTCTTGCCAGAACCTGGAGCTCCGCGCACAAGAAAGATCGTGGGCTCGTACTTGGCTCCGCTGATCCTTTTCGTCTTACTTCTCAAGGAAGATCTCCTCATCTGCTGCGATCACCATGCCCGTGCAGAATGAAGACCACTCATGGTGGTCCTTCTCCGTTTGTTTCCTCAAGGACGGAACCCTGTGCTTTGCTCGAGCAATAGCGGCTTCTTTTCGCGGCTGGCTCCACCGATCAATCCGCTGAATCCTTGACTTGTGTTCTCGTTCAAGCGCAGCCATCTCGATTTGCGTCTCCGTCTTGGTGGCGATCTTGTCTCTTTCAATCAGCGATTCCGTGCGCTTGGTTCGGTAGATGCGTGAGATCCGATCGAAGTCAGGATCCTTGTATGAATGGACTTGCCTAGCTTCGACGATTGCCTCCCTGAGCAAAAGCTGACTGACTTGGTCTCGGCCCAAACCATCAGGCTTGTCGAAGCACTTGAACCACACCTCTTTGAGCTGTTCGTCCGTTGGCTCCCATTTGGGGAACAGACCGCGAAGCATTCGATAGTTGGCTTCCCAACTAGCTGGTTCGGATTCGCTGGAGGTCTTGGTCAGCAATGTCTGCTGTGGTTGGCGTTGGATCTTCTTCGATGTCGTCATCAAGCCATCGTTCCTTCCTGAAGTATGTCACCCCCTGCGGGATGAACTTGAGTTCCGTTTGTTTCGTCCTGAGCTGATCCACATATCTGGTGGCGTCTCTCCTAGTCCTTTCCGCGATCTCAAGAGCAGCCTCTCCCAGTTCCACATCGAACTCCCTTGCAATGGTGCGGATCGATTTCTCGATCGCTTTGAACGCCTCCTTTTTTCCCGTCTTGCGGCCTGGAACCCACAGATCCCAGATGTGTTCACAGAAGCCAGACATCTCCCTTGCAGCAGACAAGGCAGGGGGAGAGGCAGAGGTGATGGCAGAGGTAGAGGTAGAGGCAGAGGAGGAGGAAGAGGTAGTCTTGACTGCTGGCTCATCTGTAGTCTTGTCTACAGTCTCCATGTAGTGAGGGCTGTAGTCCTGACCTCGACGCTTCAGTGTGGCGAGAACGTAGCGAGGGGCATGGTCGGGCCAGTCGTGGGTCAGGAGCCTAGCTCCACCGTTTATTCGGTCGAGGAGACGACACCTGACCAAGGCTTCGATCAGAACATCGGTCTCGTAGGGCCATTCAAGAGCCGCAGCGATCTCCTCGTCGTCATGACGCCCGATCTCCCCTGACGGAGCGTGCTTCGCCGTGAATCGCCACAGGAGCCCTGCCAGCCCTATGGCATGAGGCCACGGCACGTCAAGGATTGCCGCCAACCTTCTGAGCTTTGGGGAGGTGAAGGCCCCGTCAAGCATCCCCTTCCTCCTCTTTCTTCTCCATCATCGCGTTGTAGCGAGCCGTCCGCTCGAGGTCGGCCTCCCGTGCCTCATCCACGTTGATGGGGCCGTACCTCCGCAGATCAGCACGGTCATTCATCTCCCGCGTGTGGTGATCTTCCATGTCGAGTCTTGGCTGTCTCATGCTTCCAGTTCCTTGTAAAGAGTTGCAAATGCGTGAGCCGCCTGCTGCGGGACCACGCCGTTTCCTAATGCTCGCAGTCTGTCCACCCTGTCGGGAAGCCCATCAGAAGTTCGACCCAGTCCGGATTCAACACACCTGGCCGGCTCGTCGGGTCTCTGGGGGCAGCCCTGCCCAGAAGGCCATTGGTGGGTACGTTCGCAGAACCGTCTCCGTCCTTCCAGTCCCTCGCCGTTGCGGTCGGCCACATCCTCGCCGCATCCGTCAAGGTCGTTCCGTCGTTCATCACCCCTGTCGTCGTCGTCTTCCTGCCCGATGCCTTCGAGTCCCCTGCCGTGGCTGTCGGCCAAGCCAAGAATGAAGACCCGTTCTCGTCGGTGGGG